ATAATTCTTATTGTTTCATCTCTTTCTCTTAAAAGTTCCCATAAAAAGACGGACAAGATTATCCGTTCGCCTATTTTTAACCTATAAAATTCACTCGGCATTATGCCTTTCTCTCGAAATAATAGGTATGCTACTCTAAACTCTTGATCCGTCTTTAGTCGTTTTTTAATTCTTCTACCAACTCAGAGTTGTCATCAAATCCACTTATTGACATACACTCTGAATTTATAATATTGATTTCTGATACCTTAAACACTTTTTTAAGGACATCAATCTTCAAAGCTCTTTCGTGCAAGTTTAACTTCTTCTTTAACTTTTCATCATCAAAGTTTGGACTCGTGATACACTCGCTACAAATGTTTAGAGCACCTTTATAAAACTTATTCATTGATACAGCACCACTCTTATCTAGTGACCTGTCTTGCAACTCATAGATTCTTTCAGGTGACAAACTCTTAACTGTAACCATAAATGGTTTACCAGTAAGTCTTGTGAGTCTTGGTATCTCTACATCCTTTGTCCTTTGATTGTTAAACTCTTTGTCATCAAGCCCTAATAATGATTCAATTAAATTATCCATAAAATCCTCCCTCTTATGTTATTGGCTCATAGTCATAATCGCCAAATGTGAAATTGATATCGAACTCGCCTACATTCGTTCTCTCCCACTTAAGTAGTGGTACTTCATCAAGTTTTACATCATAGAGACTTACTCTTGTTGTGCCAAGTGAATCAGGGTCTGCTACTTTGCCATTGACTGTGAATATAGGACACTTTCTTTGTTTAAGCATTTGTACTACTTTTGCTGCTATAACATCTGATACATGGAATAAGTGAAGTTTGCCAGTATGCTCTTCGCCAGTTAGTTTCTTTCCTTTTTGAAGTTTATGAGCAAGTGGTATATCCGTGTACACCATCTTAATCACTGCTTCAAACTCGGATACTTCTGCCATCTTCGCACCATCTATCCAGCATTCACCATCTACTCCATTTATCACTTGATCCGCTGTATAATTATCCATCTATTGCACCCCCTCTACAAATAAATTGGGAACTCTATGTCTTCAATTGCATCAGGTATAAATACACTACCTGTTAAATACACAATCGAACCTGTGTCCCCTTCCAATATCTCTTTATCAGACATCTCAGTTACATCTTCGCCTTTCATTCTTAAGTGGTTTCTTTGTGCTTCTATATCAATTTGTGCCTCGCCCCTTACAATTATGCTTTGAGTAACTAAGTTCATAAAATAACTATTGATTGCCGTGATTAAGATACACTTATCATCATAGTCATTATTGAACTTTCCTATGTAGTCATCTCTTATGCTCTTCATTAAGTCATCATAGATTAAGTTCATAATGTTTACGATTTTTATCTTCTTAAAACTATCACCCTTTGTCTTAGTAGTAGTTTTAAATGTATTTACTCCACGAACAATTTTTACTTTTTCGCCATCGTGCATTAAGACTAACTTTCCACCATCTACTGCAGCATCTTGCTCGGCAATAGTCAACCTATTACAATCTGATAAATCATTAAGTGTGCCGTAAGTTATGCTTTGAGTGAATGGTGTACCTGCAATATATCCCGCAATCCTACTGCAATACTCTTCAGCGGTATAAGTTCCACTTACTGCCGTATGAGTATCTTCAGTTGTATATGCTGTAAAATCACACCCTATGATGCCCTCTGAATCTTCAGTGTTCGCAAACGGAAATACTGCCATTATCTTATTCTTGTTTACATTGATTTCTTCTTTTACAAACATTACCATATCAGATAACATTCCATCAGTTGCTACTGTCGGCATTGCTAAAAAGTGAATCTTTGTCTTTCTTATCCAAGCACGAGCTTCTTTATACATTTCAGTTAAGGTGTTTGTTGGTTCATCCTCATCATCATTATTTGCCCCGCTACCAGTGTTATTCATTACATAACACACTACTTTTTTTGGTGATGTGACATTACCAAGAAGTGCTAACTTTATCTGCTCTTTGTTAAAGTCTGATAAGTATTCTGGTATGTCATCAATGAACTGCACCGTGAACTCTTTTTTATCAGGCGATGGGACATTGTCTTTTAACACAAGTCCAACAATCCCTCGGTCAGCCCTTTTAAATATTGATCTCGCCTTTTCTATAAAGCTAATATTTATTTGTGGTGCTCCCATAAATCCTCCTCTCTACTTAGTTATAAATGTCATCTTTTCTCTTTAGTCTTAAATCAACCTTTTCTATCGGTTTATCAATTATCTTTATGTATGTGTTCTCATAAATGTCTATATCAATATCAAAAGTGAGGACATCATCATAGTCTCCTGTGTATCCTTGTGAAACATCGGCAACATGCAAGACTCTGTCCCCAACTTTAAGATATTTATAAAAATTGTTTTTTATGGTGTCTAATACTTTTAACTGCTCTACTGTGTCAACTGTAGTCATTAGATAATCTATAGTTATTTCTACTCTTGTCCTTGTAATGTGAGCATTAACTGATGAATAAGATAGTATCTTTATCTCTGTGTTAAAACACGGTGTCTTATAACCTTCTTTTGTTTCTATGCCATAAATCTTTGTCTTTGGGAATAACTCTCTTAACTTGTCATTCACCGCTTTTAATATCTTACCTGTGTCAACCATACTAAACTCCTAATAGATTATCGACAAACTTATCGCATTCATTAAAGAATGTAGGCTCATAATCTTTCACACCTTTTTCTATGTGATGTGTTGGTTTTGCATGACCTATGGCTGGCCCTCTCTTCTTTCTTCTAATTGCATGTCCATCATTTACAAATCTTTCATAGAACATCTTATTGTTTATAATCCACCACGATTTAATACCATCCTTTATGCTTGATAGAGCGTATCTTGCTTTACTAAATGGCTCCCAAGTGTTCTCAACATATGGACTATGTCCAATCTTCTGCTTCCACCTTGGGTCTTCTTTACTTGCTATACTATTTTTCATTCCATTTATGGACTTTTCCATAAACTTATTTACTTCATTAGGATATGAACTTGACACCTTTGATAGTTTCTTCGCAAGTGCCTCTACATCACCCATCTCTATTTTGACCATTTCTTCTGCTCCTTATGTTTTTTCTCAAGACAATATATTTCATAAAACTTGTGTTTCATATCAACATCAACTACTGATGTTATGGCAAGTTCTAACTTTCCAAACTCATCACCGTCATATAAAATATACATCTCTTGTGTTAGACCTTTAAAATACCTACAAGTAATCCTATAGGTGTTCTTTGTCTCAAGCATCTGTGCTTCTATATATTCTTTTCCTTTTAGTGGATGGATTTCTGCCCATACTGTTCTTATTGGCTCTAACTTATTAATTGACTGTCCTATTTCATTCTCAGTATCAAACCACGCACATATTCTTATTCTTCTATTGAATCTACCTACATTTATCAAAACTTAACCTCCCGTAAGGTGTTAAGAATACTCCTCACATTAAACTCGAGTAGTTTCATATCTGCATTATTGATAAACTCATATCTATAAGTTGTGGCATAATAGATTGCAGACTTTATGAGTGCTTTGTCTTTCGCACTAAATTCTTTGAAATCCGAGACTCTTAAAATTGATTTGACAAGTGAGATATTTGCATTTAATAATGTTTCAATCGTTTTGTCATCATCATTATTATCGACTTTCATTACATTCTTTATCTCTTCTAAATCGACAATCATTTATGCCACCTCCTTATAAATATTTGCTACGCATTGACTTGGAATTTGATTTATGATAGTATTTAAATAATAAGAGACTCCTCTCACCCCTTTTGGTGAGAGAATGAGTCTCTTATTTTTTTGTCTCACATTTTTACTATGGAGTAGTGTTGGTATTGCTTGCAGCTCTTATCTTTAAGATTTGAACAGCCTCTCTAAGAGCAAGTTTTCCATCAACTCTCTCTTTAGCTACAAATGCAATCATTCCATTGCCCGCATACAATTCTTTTAACTCTTGGAATGATCTTTGACCACGTTCGCCAATCTTATAGTAAGAGTAGTCACCAAATGCGATACATGGCTTTCCTGCTTCTGCCATAGGACAATATGCTGATGTCTCAACTGGGTATCCTAAAATCTTGTCAGGTTCGCCTGCTTGAACACTTGGCTGCCAGATGTATGCACCATTGTTGTCCTTAACCTTACGAAGAATAGCTACCGTTTGGTCATTCATTATGAATCTTGCTTTCTTTCTATAAGGTGTCTTTAATGAATAAACAAGGGTAAAAATGTCATCAAACTTGATTTGAGCATTATTTAACTCTACTGCTATTTCACCACCATCGGTTTCGTGGAAGATACCGTGTGGTTTATTGTATCCAACACCATTAAGGAATGCATCCTCTTCTGCATTTGCGAGTGCTCTTGAAAACTCCTCAATCAAGTATCCTTCAAGGTCAAATGCATTATCTGCTAAAAGCTCTTCTGTTACCTTTACTGCTACTGATAACTTATGAGCATCAAGCTTAATTTGATTGAATGTTGGGTCAGAGAATACTAAACTCTCGCCTTCTTCAATCCATGCAGCCGTTGGCTTATCAGCCGCAATGTTTATCTTGTACTCACCAGAAGTGTTTATGGTTTTAGCAAGTTTTCTAAAGACATTCTCTTCAGCGAGTTTCTTTATAATCTCTCTATCCATCTCTTCTGGTACAAGATATCCACCTGATGTATCAATACCCTCTTGTAAGTAGTTTGACACGATAGGTTTTCTACTTCTAAGTGCTCTTAACACTTCTTCCTTGTACTCGGTTAATGCTGTAACCTTTACAGGCTTTGTGTCCTTTACTTCTGCTGGCTTTGAGTCTTCTGGTTTCTCAACTATAGGAGTAGTTACTGCCTTACTTAGTTCTTTTTCCATAGACTCAGCTCTCTTCTCTCTCTCAATGGCATCAGAGATTTTTGCTATCTCAATTTCCATCTTCTCATATGTAGCCTTATCTTCTGCAGATAAAACTCCATTTTCATTCTCGTGAGTTTTTACAAACTCTTTAGCATCTTCAAATGCTTTCTTTCTCTTTTCAATTAATTCATTTACTCTCATAGGTTTCCTCCTAAATAAATTGTTCAATTAGTGATAGTCTTCTATTTGCTTCTGCTACAGATAGGCTATCCTCAACTTTAGTGGTGTCTTCTACCACAGGTTTTTTTATTAAGTACTTGTCCTTTAGCTTATTAGTTAAGTTTTCTTCTGCTATGTTCTTTTGGAACATAAATGGTTCTGTGTCTACTGCATTATCTTCTCGACCCATAATCCCATCACAGAACTTAAGTTCGAGTGCTTTTTTTGCATCAAACCACGACTCGTTGTCCATCAATTTACTTAACTCTTTTTGACTAAGTCCTGTCTTAATCTCATAAGCATTCATAATTGAGTCTTTCACGGCATCAAGCATTTCAATTACTTTATTCATCTCGTGCTTATCGCCAAATGCAAGTGTTGCAGGATTATGTATCATCATTAATGACACAGGACTCATTAACACTTTAGTTCCTGCCATAGCAATTACTGATGCAGCCGATGCCGCAATGCCATCAATCTTTACTGTTACATCACCCTTATAATCCATAAGCATGTTGTAGATTTGTGCTGCTGCTATACAGTCACCACCTGGTGAATTAATCCAAACAGTAATTGGTCCTTTACTTTCATTTAATTCTTCTTTGAACATAGCTGGTGTAATTTCATCATCAAACCACGATTCTTCTGCTATAGTTCCGTTAAGTATTAGGACTCTCTCTTCCTGTGTGGAACTTTCGCCTGTTTCCTCGTTTTTTACTATGTTCTTTATGTTCTTCCATTTCCAAAACTTCCTCATTCGGTTTGTCCTCCTTATTTTCAGTTGTTTGTCCATTATTCTTTTCTTGTTCTTCTTGTTCTTCTTTTGTGTCTCTATGTTTATCATCATCGTAATATGAGTCGTAGGCTGAACCTGTGTACTTAAGTTGCATCATGTTTCCATTAACCATATAGAAGTTTCCACCTTCTTCTTCTGGTATAAGGTCTAAATTTTCTAGGCTTCTAACATCATTAGGTGACATAAATCCGTTTTGAATACCGATTGAATAACCTTTCATTCTTGATTCATAATCACCGCGAAGAAGACCCTCAAGATTAAACTTAAAAAATAAA